TATCTTTGTATTTAGTTTTCGTAGAATACTTATTTTTGATTGCATCTAATGAAAATTCTTTTTTCTTTATAGCCATAAATGTCTATGTGTTTAAATTGTTAGTATAAAAATAAAAAAGGATGGACACTATCATAGTCAAAGTGTCCATCCGTATAAATTAGAATGGTAAATCACCATCAGGTTCGTCACCTGCTTGTGGGTCAACAATTGACATGTTTCCACCACCAACACTCATTTCAGATGCCGCGTCTCCATAAACATATTTACCTAAATCAGATGACCATCTTGGAGTTTCTCCACGAGCAATCGCTTCCAAATATTCAACAGGTTTTTTAGAGTAAACATCGGCCCAAGTAAGTGGGTCTTCAGTCCAAGTTTTAGCAGTTTCCGCATCTGTGTGAACAGGAGATGGGTCATCGTGCATTACAGTTTGAATAACTGTATAAGTCGCCCCTTTTGGAGTCTTAGCCTTTGCCAACTCGATAATCAAATCACGACCATTAACAGGGTCAGTAATATCACCTTTAGCTTTCCAAATTGGGATGATTTTGTCAAGAATACCTTCGTTCTTGTAATTGTGTTTAAATCTCCAAAACTTAACCCCATCTGCTTCGTTATCACGGTCAATAACCTTAACGATGTAGAATTTACGTGGTTTGTAAGATTTAGCAAGTTCCTTATCGGACTCTTTACCTGTTGACATTAATTCGTCGTGAATTTCAGTCAAAGGTGAACGCTCATTATCATTTTTACCTGGGTCATAGATTTTATTCCATTTACCCTCAACTTGAACCTCGTGGTACCATACCTCTTTAAAAGGTGATGAACCGTCAGGTGTTGGTAAAATACGAAGACGTTTTTGTCCCGATGTTTCATTTTGCGTTAAAATCGCCGCAAAATATTTTTTCATTCTGTCTTCTTGAGACATTTTGTTAGCTCCGTTTGAGCCACCTTTCGCTTTTTCATACTGAGCGAGTACAGCATCTAGTGAATTTGTCGCCATGATATATATAAATTATTAGTTAATAAACAAGTATAAGTGTGTCAGCCGTAATAGTCAAACAAAAATTATCTATAAGTGTAAGTATTAGTATCATCTTCTTCACTATCCAAATTGTTAAAACTGTTTTTTATTCCAGCTTGTGAATAGTTTTCAACATCATCAGGAGTAATTACATACTCATTCTTACCTGATTTTTCAATATCCTGTAATTTGTCATCAAAAAATTGTGTCAATTTTTGATTAAAAGGACCTGAATCTAAACTTCTTAATTCTAATTTTTCTTGTGGAGTTTTTTCACGATATTTTTCAATCTTAGTCTCAATACTATTTATTTTATCCATGATTTTATCCATCTCAGATAATTTACTTTCAAGGTTTTGTATTTGTGAAAAAAGATTTTGGAAATATTCATTTTGTTTTTCCTCCATATTTTTTTGTGATGTTACAAGTTCTGTAATATCTAACTCTTCAGTCTCTGAATCTCCTGATGTTTCATCACCAATTTTTTCAACATCTGGGTCAGATTCAACGTCAATAGGTGCTGATGGTTCAGCCGCAGGTGATGTAGGTGGAGCTCCTGCCTCAGGTGCCGCAGGTAATGCTCCTGCTTCAGGTGTGGGAGGAGGTGTTCCAAGAGCTAAATCATCAGGTGGTGGTGGAGCATCTTGTTCAAAAATATAATTGTTAATTTTATTATGTTTTTTTAATTCCTCTAATAATTTTTTAGATAAATCCATTTCCTTACCCATTTAAAAGTTGTTTATATCCCTGTATTGTTTCAACATTGATTTTTTTATTAATTGTCATTGTATTGTTAACTCTTTCAATTAAACCATCTTTCATTCTAATTGTGTAACAATCTCCAGTATCTAAGTCACAAACTTCTTTATAACCATTACCCTTATCGGTTTCAGTTATTCTTGTGTTCTTACCAAGGTATCTATCTAATGCTTCTTTAGTATTCATAATTATTTTTTATATAAATATACTAATAAATTAAAATGTCATAGTAACAGGATATGATTTATAATAATCTGACCTTGTAGTATCTATTTGACCATTAGATAATACAGGTTTTGTAAAAATTGTAATTTGGAATTCATAAACCCCGCTAGACCCTGAACCAGTACAATCCACCTCCTGTAATAAATCTTCAGCATTTATATTAAATGTTTGTCCGTTTGAAGAAATATAATTAGTCGAGAACTGTTGTCCAGTCGCCGACCCTTCGGCACAACTCGCAGTAATATTATACCCATATTCAACTAAGAATATATTTCTTAATCCATCAATACTAGGATTAACACTAACTGTTAATTCTTCAAACATTGGTGGATTAGATATTGTATATTGATAATCGGAAGTTAAAGGTGGTGTTTGTATGTTATTAGTTAGTGTAGTACCAGTATTTGTTTGAGTACCTCCTGTTGGGGCTGGGTTCAAATTAACAGGGTTTAAAATAACATAAGCCTTTTTAACTTTTTCCAAAATTGCCGCATACTCACCAGCATTTTTACTTATATATTCATCATAATAAGCGTCCTCTTGTTTTGATTGTAATGACCAATATTTAATATAAAATTTAGTTAGTTCTTCAACTATAGTAACATCTGTAGCAAAATTTAAATCAGGGTAGAAATTTTTTAAATAAAGATTCATGAATTCCAAATTATAAGTAATATTTGGGAATTTAACAATTGGTATTAATTCAGTACCAAAGTTTAAACATGTATATTCTTTATTGAACTTACTTGGTAAGTCTCCAGCCCATTTTCGTTTTAAATTAACATTAGTTAAATTATTATTAAATAATTTTATATTTCCATTTGAGTCATTAGATATATAAATTAGGGTAAATAATGCAGCTCTTTTTTGTAAATCATTTCCAACAATAAATCCAACCTCCTCAATTATTCGTGAATATGATAATGTCTTTGATTCACCAGTAATTTTAATGAAATCATTATACGCCTCGTTTGGTTGACAATTTTCATTATTTTTATTTACAGGGGTTTCATTTATTGAATTTGTCGTTTCGGTATTTTGTTGAGTAACTGTAGTTGCAGATTTACTCAATTGTTCTTTTTGTCGTTTAATTTCAGAATAGAAATTTTTACCTAATTCCATTTTGATAGACGCTAAAAAGTTTTCACTTTGTTTTAATGTAAATATTTTTTGTCTCACTCCCTGAAAAGTGGTTTCAAATGACCCGGGAGAAATAGAATGGTTAACTTCTAATATTAGGTACGGTCCGTTAAACATCGGTACATTCCTTAATGTAAAATACATTGTTGGTTGTATTGTTGCGTTACCCATAGATTGAACTGTACAAGAATAACTTCTATTTTTATACAGATTAAAAAGACTAACATTTTGAGTTTGTGACTTTTTACCAGATGTTAACTGAGCCAAATTATATTCCATTAATAATGATTCAGATGTTGATTTACCAACATCTTGAGCTAAATTTAAATTATGGAACATTTGTTGTCTTTGAATTCCAAAGTCAACTGAGAATCCGACTACTTTATTTGACCTTTCGTCTGTCGAAGTATTTAATCTAACATTAGGATTGTTTTGAGACCTACCTAATTCAAATCCATCATCACAGTATCCATTATGTTTACTTTCAACTAAAGTATTAGTCGATGGGTCAGTAGATAATATATTTACAAACTTAGTCGACGTTTCAGAGTAATCCACTTCAGAGTAAGTACCAAACATTAATTGAGCCATCTCTTGGGGTCCTTCATTATTTCTTCTATTATAAAAATTGATGTATGAAGGCATTGTAAATGTAACAAAATGGTGGTCTTTAAGAATTTCAGCAATAACTGTATATACAGAAGTTGCAGGGTCAACATTTGAAATTTTAGTTTTAACTTTAAAAATATCAACTAAAACATCGTCCCCAATATCCCTACTGGCTTTATCTAAAAATAAAAATGATTCTAAAAATGTATCTTCTGAGAAATTATTTCCTGAAACCCATTTATCATTTAACACTTTAAACATATCATAATACTCAACTTTCAAATCCTCACCAATGACATTTGTAGAATTTGTTTTAATACTTTCTATTTGAATTTTTGGTAATTCTTTTTGTAATATTAATAATGTATTATTTAATACATTGTTAGTTAAATTTAATTTTAAAGCGTTATCTAATGTTAACTCAGTTAAAAATCCTTCTCGATTACCATTTGGGTTTTTATATTTGTAAGATGAATATAATTTTATAATTGGGGATAATAAAATTATATTATTAGACGTAAACGGTATATCAAAAACAGGAAAGAAGTCTGTAATTGTACTTCCAGATTCTGCGTAATTAATTCCTTCAAAAGTTGAGAATCCAACATACTCTTGGAGTGTTTTCCACTCGTTTGGATATGCTATTTTAGAAGACGATGTTGTTACGTTATTATTAGGTATTGGTACCGCATTAGGTGTTGATACCTGATATGAACCAAAATTTATTGGGTCAACTGTAAGTTGTTGCGTAGGAGTGCTTAAAAATGAAAGAAAAGTTTTTCTATTATAGTCGTAAGGGTTTGCCCTTTTTAGTACAACATCTTTATTTAAAAATTGTGAAATAGTTTGGTTTTTGTTAGAGAATTGAGACTGTTGAACATTCTTAATAATACTTAAATCATCTAATCCGCTAACCGAATTTACTTTATTAATTATTTTATACAACATTTGAAAATTGTTGTATTCTGATATCATATTTTTATTTGCAGTTTCCTCATTATAATTTTTTTCAGATTTAGAAAAATTTAAAAATTCTTTCTCAAATATGTCCAATTCTTCTTTTGTAAAAACCCCAAATATATCTTCAATTTTTGAATATCCATTTTGATGTAAGAAAGTAAATTCTTGCTGATTATCCGTTTCTGAATTTATCTTACATAGATACTCATTATAACTTGGTTTAACCATATTAGTAGGGTCAAAATATCCAAAATGTGGATTTGACCAATCTAATCTAATAGACCCATTATAAGTTCCTGGTACATCATAATTTTTTTGTAAATCGTTTGTTTGTGAATTAAAAAATTCATAAAATAATTGATTTACAGGTGAACCAAAAGATGGGGTAACGTAGAATGTCTCATCATTTTTTAAAGTGTTTTTTAATAGACAAGAATAGTTAGAAATTGTTAAATACAATGCCGGGTCATATGTACTCTCACTACTACTTATTTTTGTAGATATTGGTGATAATATCTTTAATGTACCATCATTTCTATAATAAGAAAAAGATTGACTTACTGTTGAGTATTGGGTAACTAAATCAAAACCATTATAAAAGTAATTAAAGTCATTAATTACTTTAGGATAAAACCCAACAGATACATCTTCATATGTGATATTAGGTATTGAAGTTGTATCAACTTTTTTTAAAGTTATATCAAAATTTGTAGTTGTTGATGTGATTTGATAATTTCTTGAAATGTCCGAATTAATTGGGTCATAATTTGTTTGATAATTAAATGGTACCCAACATTTATCTAAAATATCGACATTATTATTTACATAGTTTTTATATCTATACCATATAGAACCATATTTTAAAATCCACGCATATGGTATTTTATGAAGAGCCCCAAATTTTCTAAATGTTGATGCAATGTAATCTAATTCTGTAAAATTTTTATTTGGAGTACTATTACCATTATTTGGTTGATAGTCTTTAAATCTTTGACTCAAAGTTGCCAATGGTAAACTATTTAACAACAAATAAGCCGCCTCAGTATACGGATACGGAGCTCCTGATTTTTCATTATTAACACCATTTTGTATAGCATTTACAAAAAACGGAGTGTTAAAAATTGAAGTACACTGAGCTTGTGTCATTAAATTATTATAACTACTATAATAAACACTACCCACAGTCGTTAAAAGTTGGGTATTGTCAGTTAGAAGATTAGTATAAAATTCATTTGAAAAATTGTTTGTATTAATTTGTTGTGATGCTCTTACATTAAAATTAGTAACTGGTCGATTTACATCAACATTTGTAAATGATTCAAAATTTGTTGTAGTTTTATAATATGGGTTGAACATTATTGATTTGGTTGTATTGTTAAACAACTCATAATTTGTAATTGTTTTCCCATTTGTTACATTTGAAGATAACCAATTATCACTTATGTAAGGTAATGTATCAAAAAAATAGTAAGTATTACTTGTAGTACCTGTATAAATTCCAAAAAGTTGTTCAACATTTTTAAAGTCTAAGTTAGGTTTTGAAAATTCTGTTAAAAAATCTTTATAAATTATTGTTGGGGTTTGTATTATTTTTTCTATTTCTTGTGTGACAAAATAATCTCTAATATATTTGTTGTAAGATTCACCATTACCATTATTTGATATTGTTTTTAAAAATTCATTGAAGGACGCAACGTCTATTTTATAATTTGAAAAAAGATTTAACAAGTCAGGACTACCAGTACCTATACTTTCTTTAATACTTTTACTTATAGCATCTGAAATAAAATTTATAATTTGTGTTTTTTTTGCAGTATCTCTTTGTAGTCCTTGGTAATTCGTATTCAAAATAATTCTCTCAATTATTTCGTATAAAAATTTTGTAATTTCTTTATTTGAAAATATGATATTTTTAATTGGTGCGTCAAAAGTAGACAAAGATAATCTATAAACATCTTTGTTTTCATTTCGGTTTGAAGTATATGGATTTGGTACCGACTCTCTTTGAGCAAAAGCATTTGCAAACTCTTCGACAAACTCAACTTCAGGCCAAACACTGTAATCATATGATTTAACAACATTTTGATACTTCCTATCTCCAGGATACGCAATTTCATAACTTGTATCACCTGAAGTATTATTTTTTTTAACTGTAAAAAGCGGCCATGGATATACTACGGCTTCATCAATTGTTTGGGATGTTTCTAAACAATTATAATCATTTTCAGTAAATTCAGATTTTCTTGCGTTATCATACCTTTTATCATAAGCCTTTGTATGAACATCATCAAGTAATGAATAAAACGCTTCAACAGAAACAACAAAGATTGAAATGATATTTCTAATTGTCGGTTTAAACCCAATACCAGTTTGCGGATTTTCTAAAATTTTAACTAATTCTTCTGAGAATTTTTTTTCATTTTCTTCTCTAATCTCAATTGCTCGTTTTTTTAGATTACTTGTTTTTGTAATAAAGGTTTCGTCATTTGGGACACCTTCAAAAATAAAAAATTGATTAGTCTGAAAATTTGTACCATCACTGTTTATGGTCACCGCACCTTTAACTAATTGATTTAATGATTGTGTAAATCCTGTTAGTTCATCAGGTGTTGGGGCTTTATTGTTTCTTGCTTTATAAGTCGCAACTGGGTCAACCTCGTCAGGTGACAATGAAACTAAAAAATTTGATATATCAACATCAGAGGTTAATCCAATATTACATTTCGCCAATGAGTCATTATATTGAACTATGATTTTTTTTAATTCCGCAATAGAATCAATTTTAGTTTGTTGGTCAAGTTCTTTATCTTCTTTAAACGTATAATATTTTTTTCCATCTGTTTTAGATATATAAAAATTTATAGTATTAATGTACTTATCAAACCAAGATTCACCTCTATAAAAATAAACATCACCTTGGAACTTTTCTAAATTTGTTAAAAACAAGTCACAATTTGTAAGTGGTTGTAAATCTACTTTACCTGAGTTATTTAATATGTCTTGTACAAATTTATCTAATTTATACATTAACTCCTGTATAGTAATATTTGGTAAATCTGTAATTAATGGTGGGTCACTATTTCTATATTTGTCATATAATTCTACCAACCTTTGGTACCCTCTTTGGGAGGTTTGGGTTTCGACAACTCGACTATCACTTGAGTTTGAATTATTTGTTTGACTTGTTGTTGTAAATTTAGTGGTGTACATATGAGGTAACGCCATTATTTCTCCCATAGTTATGTCTCCAAACGGACCATACTTGTAAGTTATGAATGTTAGAGATACAATAAAATTACCAGAAGATGAATCATACGATGAATTGAATTTTTGTAACAATAAAGGGTATTGTACAGCCTTACCGTAATAACCTTTAAGTGTTAAATAAAATATTGGGTATGGTAATGAAAAAAATGCAGCATAAGGTGAATTATTACCTTGTTCAAACATTGCCCTGCCCCTAACATCAACTAAAGTAATTGTTACTGTAGGTACAAATGCGGAATTAGTTCTTACTTGTATATTTGTTATACCTAAAAAACCATTATCAATAATACTATTATTATTCGTTATATTATCATCAAAATTAAAAAATTCTCTTGACTGTTGGGCATAATTTTTACTTCTTGCAGCATTAACTTTTTCATCTGTACCTAAAAGTTCCCCCAAATAATTGTTTTCTAAAAAATCTTTATCATTAGGTTTTAAAAAATTAATTTTACCTATTGTAACAGTTTCAGAACCAACTTGACCATTTGCAACACCATATGTTAATTTACTTCTTGGACTTAATTTACACTCCAAGTTCGCATACATTATTAGTGATTCTTGTTTAACGTATCTGTCTTCCCTTCCTCCGTCATCTGTAGTAACTGAGTTTGGGTCAACTAAAAATATATTTTCGTAATCGAATTCAACGTAGATTGGTTTATCTGCCATAATAGAAAAAATAATTGTCTAACTGATTTTTATAATCTAATAAACTTGTGTCTAAAGGAAATGGTACTCTTAACGAGTATCCATCGGGTATATTATTTTCTAACCCACCAAACTGTGGGTTTGCCTGTAAAATTAACCAACCAAAATAAGGAGTACCGTATATTTGTTGTGAGACTTTGTCTAATCTTGTCCTTCCTGACCTGTAAATGTATCTTTTATCAGAAGATTTAGAAGTTAACCTAACGTAAGGAACAATATTTTGAACTCCATTAACTAAAAATCCTTTATATCTGTTGTAGTATTGAAGTGCCATGTTATATAAATTTTATTTTATCGTTAAAAGTTAATAGTTCTTCAGTCAAATTTACTGTTTTATATATATTCTGAAGTTCGATTGATTGTTGTGTTGTTGGTGATAGTGTTTCAGTAAAGTCAACAATAACATCAACGTCTTTATTATAAGGAGTATATGAATCTTTATCATAATCTTCACTATAAAGAATACCTAAACCATCTAATGCACTTAATACTTCTTCTTGACCAATACCATATTGTTCCATAACATAAAAAAACACATCTTTAACAAAATTGTAAAGATTTTGAGGATTAGTTACATCGTTAATTCCAATAGTTAATTTATCAATTATATCTTCAACATTTGATGAAGACTTATAAGTACTCCAAAATATTGTCCCCATTTTTTGAAATTGTAAATCCGTATCTAAAAAATAATCAGGAGATATTTCAAAAGTTGATGTGTCATAATCATTATTTAAAAACCCATAAGTATTTTTATATTGGTTTAAATAATCTGTTAAATCAGTACCAACTTGGTCGTAGTTTAATCTTAAATTAATAAACTCAGTCGATGACCCGTCTATATCATAAACAACCGTTTTATTGTCCGACAAAAGATAACCATCATTTAATAAATCAACATAATTTAATTTTCTAAAAGTTTGAACGTAATTTTCTTGAAAAGAGGTTAAATCATTAATTATAGAATTTAATCCTTGTAATGTGTTGTTTTTAGATTCGGTTATAAAAGATTTTAAATTATTTTTAAATTTACGAATATCAGAATTCCTAAATCCAGCATCTTCCATACTAACGACCATATAATTGGTGTCAATATTATCAATTAAATTAGTTGCCAAATTATCAAATATCTGTTGGTAATCGACGTACTTACCTGCAATTATAACTGTTTGAGGAGTACTAAATCTTCTAATTTCACCAGTGTAACAATTATTGTATTTTGTTACAGCTTGAAATGCTCCAAATCCATAATCAGTAATCATTTTGTTAACACTGTTATAAACAATTTCATAATAACCAATAGTTTGGTCTAACAATGTATTCATTATTTGTTTATAATTTGTAGTACCGGTAATTCCACTACTAGTGTAAAATTTTGACTGAATTTCCCCAATTGTTGTGCCTCCATTAGTTTGAGGTAATCCGTTATTAAGAATTGGATTAATTGGTTTTTTCTCAAAAATTGCCGCAATTATACTTTCATCTAAAGCGTCTGTATTTTCAGTTTCTTCAGCTCTATCATCATACATTTCAGTATTAGCGTAAAAGTTGAATGATAACGCATTTTGTAATCTATCTACGGGTTCTTTAAGTCCCATTCCACCTATTATGTTGAAATTCAAAGTAACATTAGCAATCATTGGTTGAACCCCAATACCTTCAGGATTTATATCTAAATTTTCATAAGTAAAACTAAGACTGTTTGGGATGATTTTAGTATTATAAAAGTCACCAACCCTTAATACTAAAACTGGTGGGGTACCAAAAGAAGTGTTTATTGCATCATTTTGAACAAAACTTTTGGAGTCAGAATCATAAGTTGGTATTGTATCACCAGGTCTCACACATTGATTTAAGAAAGTTAATCTTGAATTCAATCCTTCAGGAGTCATTGAGTGAAACGCAGGATGAAAATGTTTTATTTTTTGACTAAAACTATCATAAAAAATTGGGTCAGAACCTTTAATCATATCAAAATAATCACATTCGCTCAAAAGAAATCTAATGAATTTTTTTGCAATTTTATCATATGGTTTTTGTGTAGTTCTACTTGTCTGAGGAATTTGTATTTCAACTCTATCAGTAACAGGTACTTCTGTCGGTACTAAAATGATTTGTTCTCCATTATCAGGTTGGGGTTCATTTTCTGCAGGAGTTACCTTTATCTCTCTTATACCTACTCTTCTACATCCCATAGCATTAGCAGAATACCAACTGTCTGTTGGTGGTTGTTGTAAAGTAACATCATTACAAACAAATGTAGAATTGAAATCTGGTCCTACAACATTAACAGTTGCAACTTCTCCTAAAGCTTTTGTTTGAATTAACAATTTATTGTCATTAATTAATTGAGCAAATGTATTAGTACCATCAAATGAAAAAGTACTAAACATATTTTTCACATTACTAACCCTTCTTTCCGCCAATTTTTTATTATATGATACACTTGCAGATGCCGATGTTGTTCCGTCAAGATATATTATACATTGTGTAATTTTTCCATCAGTCATATCCTGATAAAGTTCAGTCATCATTTCCTTAACTTTAGTCCAATTCCATTCAATAACACTAAACATTTTTTCTACACCTTCTCTCTTGTCTTCATTAGCATATCCAAGATATAAATCTTTTTGTTGTATATATGTGTCATATAAATTTTGATAATTAGTTGTAGTTGTTGTTTGAGTAGTATCAGGGTCAGGATAATCATTTTCATAATAAAAACCATATTTACCTTCGTATTTAGAACTATCAAATGCGGGTCCTGGTGGTGGAACAGGATTTGGTACAACTGTTGGTATTTGTTCTTGTACAATTCTTTCTATTTCATGAACTTCAACACCTCCCCCCTCTAAAACTGTTTGTACTTCAAAAAAGAAATCTATAGGGAAAAAATTATAACTACTTGCCAATTCATATAAATCATATTTTTTACACCCTGAAAAAAATGAATCCATCACTTTATTTAACACCTTATCATCTAAACTTTTATAAACTTTATCAACTAAAAGATTAGTTATTGACGGGTGGTCAACAATTATTTTCCAAGATAAAGTTCCACTTCTTGATGTATCTTTATAAGTGTATATTGGTTCTGGTCTACCTAAAAAACTATTTGAATGAAAATTAGCAGTAGATGAATCAGTGAAGGTTAACCCATATGGTGGAAACCACATAACTCTACCTCCATTTGGTCCTCTTTCACATACAGGTAAATCATTGTAAGTGAATCCCTTTCTTTTTGAACCAGCCCATGCCAAATTTTCAATTGAGAACATGTATTTTTTAACATAAGCATCTTCACGTCCTGGATTAAATATATTTGTAGAACTATCTCCTCTCCATGGTGCAATATTTAAATTAAATGTGGAATCTAAAACTGAATATGTTGATTTTCTTATATTTCCATCAATTTCTGAACCGTCAATTCTTGCCGTTGTTTTTTGTAAATCGTTAAATGTATAGTACGGTGTATCTTTAGTAAAAACTCTACAATACTCAATACCAATTGGGTTAATATTTGAGTCAGTGTATGTCATGACCTGTGAACCTTTAGTCATGATTTTATATCCATCATGAAAAACTTTACTTATTTGATTTATCGCATTACCAGCGTGTTTAAGTTTTCTTTCACCTTCAACTTTATCAGCAGAATCAATTAACTGTTGAGTTTTAACTAAAAGACTATTGTCTCTAACAAAATCGGAATTTGTTGAAACTAATAGGTTTTGAGAAGCGTGTCCTTGGATAACGTTTTCAATGATTCTGTATTCAGGGTCTTCACTTCTAGTCCCCCCTGACAATCCAGCTCTCTTACCGGCACTTTCTAATGTTTTAGTTGATGACCATAAGAACCCTCCGTCAACATTTGCGGTTGAGTCATAGGTGGCCTTACCCTTCAATCCAAAATCAATACTTGATATTCTTTTACCTTCAAACGTTTCGGAAACAATGTCTTGACCGTAAACAATCGCCGATAACTCATTACCTTGAGCATCTTCGGGTAGTTCTCCTGATGGTGAAGTTAAAGTACTTACATTAACATCTTTGGACCCAATGTAATAATACCCAACACTCGACTCATTATCAAACGGATTTATTGCGTCTAATATTCTACCTAAAATTGGTCTTTTGTAATAAGGTTTATATATGTTGTAGTCTAAATTTTTAAATAAAAAGGATTTTTGAGCTCCACCCGTACTTTCTAAAAATAACTCAGAAGGAGTGTCTTGATTTGTTCTAAATAATTTTGCGGCAAGTTTTCCAAGTCCCGTTTGATTAAACGCATTTACAATTTGTCCAAAAAAAGCTTGCTGACTATCAGGGTTTGTTAAATAATTTCCAGGTATTATTGAAACTGGAAAATACGTACCTGAAATTCTTTCTAAAGTTGATACTATTCTTAGTGGTCCTACCGTTATTCTATAGTCTCTATCAATTAAAGGTTCAACACCTGTTAATAATGCAAAAGGATTATTTAATGCGTCTTGATTTATTGGATTTAAAGCATCGGAAATTTCTCTATTAATTCTTTCTGTGAAATAATCTTTTAATTTTTGAGCACCAATTTTAACCAAAACGGTATCATTAGACATTGGCCCAATACTACCTGTTGGGTTATCTTCGGTTAATATTGAATAAAGTGAATATGAAGAGACTCCACCAACAATGTTTGTGTAATAAGGTTGTCCTAAAGATGGTAAAATAACTGTGGTTACAAAATATAATAACCCGTCTCCAGTACTTTTAAATTTATTAACACCAACTGATAATCTATAGAAGTCAGAAGTTATTAATGGTAATTTTTCATCACTTAAATCATATTCATTAAAATTACCAATTACACTAATAGGATTACCTTGGTCATCGGTAGTTTGAGTAACATTGTAGGTTTGTAAAGTACTAATTAGTTCAGCACCGTCTTGAGTATTTACAGGTCCATATTCATTTAACGCACCTAATAATCTTGACTGATACATTGGGGAGTCAATATTTGTAGTTATTGACGGTGAATCAACCACACTTGAGTTTGATTGAATGTATTCAGGAGTTTGATTTTGTACGTTTGGATTAAAATTACCTTGAACCGCATAGGGTTGTAAGTTTCTTGACAATAATGAATCCCTTAAAGTTTGAGTACTTAAATATGATAATGGTACTTCTGGCATTTATATCTATTTTTTTAATAAATAGATTGAAAAGAAATTTTATCCCGCATTAATATAAGTTCTATTAGCATCAGTAGGTGCCTTTGTGAAATAATTGTTATCCATTTGTTTATTAAATTGAACAACTAAATTTTCCATAAAACCTCTATTATTTTTAAATATTTCATTTAACGCCCTTGTATCTACGCCAGCAGGTGCGTTTATATCAATCGAAAATTTTAATTCCCCCTCATGTTTTATAGGGTCCATTTTATGGTTAACTTCTTTAGTATTATTTTGGTTCATCACCATACTTTGGAATTGTTCAAAATAATTGTTATTATTGTTTGTAGGTGCGTTAGCACTTATGATAGTTTCTTTAACTTTTTGAAGAATGTCCATACCTCCCATCGCAGCAACCATTCCTTGTCTTTGAGCGAAAAACGCATTATCATCAGGATGTGTTTGTACTATTTGTTTATTATTTCCCTGACCATATACAAACCCGTCATTAATTTCGCCAACTTTATATTCATTAACATTCGCCTTATCTAAAACCTCACCATAATTTGCAAAAGTACCTAATCTTTTAACTTGCTTTAAATTGTTTTGGAATTCAAGTGCCGCATCAAGTGTCGCATTAGTAATACCATCAAGACCTGTGTTTAGTAACGATTTAAATCCTGCAATAGTACCGTCAAATCCGCTTGCCGAAGTAGTTATACTTTCATATATTTTTTTTAAATCATCACCTGATTTATCAATAATATCAGAAATTTTACCTGAATCCATTGCTTTAGCCAAAGGTTTATAAACTAAAGCATCTGCCGCGATTGTTAAATCAACCACACCTTCACCTAATTTAGAACCTGCAATACCCATACTTGGTCCGTTTTTAATGGCGTCTAAACTATTTGCCATTCTTGACAAGAAATCTACTTGGTCTTGAGCCAATTCTTCCATAGTTTTTGGATTCGCAACTTGGTCGGCTAATTTTTGTATGTCTTTGTCGTCTAGTGAAGATACAAGTTTTTCCGTAGTTGTACCATCGTCTTTTTCTATTTGTACATAATATCCTTTACCTTGTGGACCGTCCTTCATTGCCGCTAAATTAGCAATCATAGTTTTTTGGTCTTCAGTAATATTTAAATTAGGCATTTTAATTTCAGCCATTTTCCTGTTCAAAGTTTCACTCTGAACTATCATTCGACTAAATTCTGTAGAAGTCATTCCAGCCGCAGCTGCTAACTCTTTAATAACCCCTCTTTTTTCTTTGAATATTTCTACTTTTCCTGTTTGTTCGTTATAGTAAGTCATCCCCTTACCTAACTCAATCATTTGGTTTTGTAACTCTTCCATATCATTCGTCGCCAAATCCATAGCTCTAAATGGGTCAATAAGTTCACTTTGTATACCTAAAGATTGTAATCTTGCAGAAAACTCAACAGCTTGTTCAGGACTTATTAATTTATCCGCCAAATTAAATGTTGAACTCATGTCAAGCTTAAACATTGCGGATTTAGCAGCCATCCTACTCAAACCTTCAACACCTCTTTCAAATCCGTACATGTTCATCTTTTCAAGATTAGCAACCATTCGTGTTGATACTTCGGTTGCGTTTAATCCTAATGACCTTGACTGATTTACAACACCTTCCATTGTATTTTTAATGTCATAAACTGACTTACCAGCATTATCAAATGCGGTAATCAATTCGTGAGCGGATTGTTCAGTTACTTTAGTTGTCGCAAATAAATCGTCGTGATATTCTCTTTGTAATATTAATTGTCTACCAGTACTGTCATTTAGATTTTGTTGTTGTTGTACAATGTTTTCTAAATCACCACCTAAAAGTTTGACGTTGGTGTACGCACCGGCAATATTTGACTTTATTAAATGGGATAATTCTCGACCAGCACCCATCCCTCCTATAATCTGAGTCATACCTACGTCAACTCTATCTAAGTTGTCTAATATAACATCAGTACTTATACTTTCTTTAAGAGAACTTCCTAATGAGCCAACAAATGCATCTAATACATCTTTAAGACCTGAACCTAAATCTTCTAAAAATCCCATACATATAAATAACTAAAAAAAAATTTTTATTCCTTAGGCGTATTCATTTCAACTAATTTATTAATTAAATACCTTCTTTGGAATACGGGTATAAGTAAGAAATCTTCGTAGGACATATTGAGTTTCATTGATAATAAAAGAAACTCATTCATCTGTACTTCGTAGTAATCAGAAGAAAGGCCGAAAAAACTCCACCCCAAAGGCTATCCTCAAGGATACCTTTTTTCCGGACGGGGCGATAACTTCTTTTGTTAAATCGTATCTTGGCTCGTTTTCACTCAAAAAATTACGAATATATTTTGAGTCAGTAATTGGCATTTTTTCAATTGACTTAGATATTTCACCTTTATCTCTTGTACCATTTAATTCAACAATCTGTTCTAATAGTCTTTTTGTAATTCTTGGTGGAGTAAGTCCTTGTGGGTAACCTTCTAGTTGTCTTTCAATTTCTAAATCTTCACCAAACGTTAAAAGTTTTAATTTAACGGATACATTACTTTTAGGTAATGTTGTAACAAACAAACCCTCACCATCAGGTTCTTCTTTAGTTTTTTTAATATCTAACTCAGATAGGTCGATATTAGCAATAAATGACTCTCCAGTTGCAGGGTCAATTGCAGGTATACTATAATTAGGACCAAATGAAGTGTTTCTAAGAAATACCAAAACTGCTTCGATATCCCCATCTAACATTTGTTCTGGTTTCATATCAGGCTCATAAAGTTTGTTTCTAACAATTGCGTTTATGATAGATTGTGAATCAGCTTTTTTAATATTAACTAAATGATTTTCATCTGAAGCAGTTAAAAATCCAACTTTAACACTTTTCTTTTTATTTTTATAAAATTTACCTCCACTTGGTAGTGTCACTATATCGTGAGGTAAATTAAAATTCATTTGTCCGGCTTCTCTTGAGTCCATATTTGTTTGTATTTTATTAATTAAAATAATCTAATATTAATTCATAGTAAACAAAAAACCCCACATATGTGAGGTTTTTAAAAAATATTTTTTTATATTAGTAAACTAAGATACATCTATCAGGTCTTAAAGTTGCCGTGATAGTTGCCAATCCATCTTGTGAGTAAGATAATTGGTTAAAGTTAACGTCAGTTAAGAATGTATCTTGTAACAACCATTTTTCAACAACAACACCTGTCGGGTCTAACATTTCTAAGTCAATGTTTTTCTTATAACCCGCAGCGTAACCCATACGACCTGTTACAGATTCCGCGTGTAAACGAACCCATTCCATAAGTGCCTGAGCTGCAGAAGGTCCAATTGGGTCACGGAATGTTACGTTAATTGTTTGCCAGTTAAATCTACCTGCTACGAATGTAGATGTGTTTAGGAATTGAATCTCAGTAGCACCGATTGTGATGTGTGGTCTACTTGTAGATTCTACAAACCATTCATTGATTCCTAAAGAAGAATCAAATCTTAATATAAATCTATTCTGCCTTTTCGGTTCGTAAGGAATCGGCATTTTCATCAGCAAATCAGCCATAGTTTCTTTTTGTTTTTTTCTGTTTTATTCTCTTATAAATATATCACAAAAGAAAAATCTATTTACTTTTCTTTTTTTATTATAAATACTAGTTTATACAGAATAATCTTTTTGTTCTTTATATTTTGAATTAGTGATTTGGTTAATTTTATTTTTTATAACAAACCTTAAATCATTCGTTTCACAAATTTTAATAGATATTTCTATAAATTTATTGTTAAATTTATTTTGTTTTTCTTTTTTTCTGATTTTATCCTCTAAATCCCATAAAATTTTATTTGTTTTGTAAATTTTTTTAAACAATTTTTTTACTTTTGGGTTTTTTAAATACTCAGTACTTTTTTCGTTAATATGTAAAAATTCTGAATTTATATATCTTAATTTTAAACAATCTTTTATTTTATTTTTTTTAATTTTTAAAATGGATAATTTATCTAATAATTCCCCAATACTAACACTTATTGTTTCTTCATTCATTTCAATCAATATATATAAAGTCATTTAGACCAACTGAATGGTAATAATTTGAATATCCTCGACTATAAGTATGAAAATAAATTTTTGGTTTTTTAAATTTATATGAGTTTATTATATTTTTTATACTTGATTCCATAATGTGAACTTCTTCAGCATTTTCAATCAATGTCAATAAATCAAAAACTTTATATTCAATAGGGTTTGTAATTATTTTATATTCAGTACTTATCCTATCATGGTCGACCCCATGTGTAAAGATATATTTTTCATTATTTGGGTTAAGTTTTTTCAAAATGTCAGACTCTATTTGATAATCCCTTAAAAAATAAAATTTATCAAACCTTAATGAAAAATCTAAACCAATTGTTTTATAAAATTCAACATCAAATGTAGTTTCTTCATTAAATGTTAACCCATCATATCCAACTTTAATTACCTTGTCTAAAAGTTTATTTTCTTCAATGTAATTTTCAATTTCAAACTCATCCCCAGCAACAATGGGAATAATATTTGGATTGTCTCTGTACATATAACTAACATTACTAAAATTGTGTTGTCTAACAAATACAAAAACTTTTTCGTAAATTTCAGAATAATATCTAACAATTCCGTTACATATTATATGGTCACCTAAACCTAAGTGTGAAAAAATATATATCATATTATATAATATAACTGAATTGAAAAAAAAATGTATTTACTTTTGTTTTTTTTTTAAAATACTTGTACTAGTCTTCATTACTAGTTCCTTGGAATTTCTTTTTTTCACCAGTTTTAGTAGTATACATTTTTAAAGATTTTTCTTCATCATCTGATAATTTATTAATCATTGCTTGTAAATTTCTTTCATCATCATCTGAAAAACCTATTTGTGGTACAAACGAATTAGATACATCGTCAATCATTTCTACGTCTTTTTGTAAAAGTTTTGCCTGTTGTCTGACATATGATATAAATTTTCTCATAGCTTTAACTTTACCATCTTCAGGACTTGTCGCACTTCCTTCACCATGTGTAACAGGATAAAATTGACACATTTCTAAATATAAATTTATAAGTGTATTGTCATCTAACTTTTCAGTTGGGAGTCCTTTAACTCTATCTCTATATTTTTTTAAATTTTTAACAATTTCTTGTTTAGAAATACCATCAATTTCACCGTCAATCAATTGTTTAACTGCCCTTTTTAATGTATTTGGGTGATGACCTCTTGCGGTAATAATTGAAAAAATTGACCCCCCGTTTATTGCTTCTACAAAATCACTCCAAGCAGGTCCTTTTTTTGCCATCAAACAACCAATCAAAAATTCTTCATCACCTTTTTCTCCAAAATATCTAAACGGGTCATCTGAAAATCCTACAATAGTATTACCATTATATTCAAACTCTTCTTTTCCAATTAATGTACGGTATTTGGCAAAATCATGAGTACCCATACCAACCTCTTTACCATTTTTTTCTTTTAAGATAATTTTAGTTGGCATATACATTATATTATCATCCCAATCAAATGCATAATATTTTAAATCAGGAGTACCCTCTTCTGTGAAACCTTCAAAAATTCTTTTCATATTATATAAATATTGTTTAAAATAAAAAACCCCCAATAAGGGGGTTTTTATAATTATTGTTTAATATTAGATGTTTTCAAAAGAAGCTCCAGTTGGAGTAATTAAGAACTCAATATCAATAAATTCAAGAGCTTTAGTTGGTTTGATGTAAATCTTACCTATCATTTGGTTTCTATCTAAATCTTCAGGAGTGTTTTGAACTGTAACTCTAAAGTCATATAAACCTCTGTCTCTACGAATAGAATCTAAGATTGGATTAACCGAATCTAAGAATTGTTGTCTAACTACCGCGTCGTTTTGTTCAAACAATAATCTTACCGCCACCGCTGAAATCAACTTACGTGCTTGTAACAACAATCTTCTAACGTTAATTCTATCTAATGCCGACTCTCTAATTTGAAGAGTTTTATTACCCCAAATAACAGTACCTACATCATTGAAAGTTGCGATAGGATTAATTCTACCTTTGTACAATGTGTCTCTGTCTTCTTGAGTTAACTTTTTACGAGCTTTGATAGCGTTTACCAATCCTCTTGTGTAACCTGCGGCTGCGAACCATGGGAATGCAATGTTATCCGTTAATGCCAAGTTTCTTGTTACTTCAGCAGTTGCTGGAAGATAAATTTGTGTGTTATTAACAGTATCACGAGTTAATACCCAAGGATAGTAAGTTGCGGTATAGTTCGAATCAATACCTGCAGTTTCTAAAATATCTACAACCTCTTGTGGATAGTATAAATTATCCATAGATGTTGATGGTTGTAACAAATTGAAGTCAGGAATTGTTGTAATGTATATTGAGTCAGCTCTGTCATTCTCAATCATGTCAATTGCTGATTCTACAAGATTACTGTTGTTATCAATGTCAATACCAGGTGTAACAAACACATTGATGTTAACTGCCTCAGGATTTGAGAAGGTTTGTTGACCTAGCAAGTATGCGTAGTAGTCAGTGTTTGCCCAATCCACACTATTTTCACCTACAGTGATTTGTTTAAACATTCCTGTACCTGTAGCTAATGGATATGTTGTTGATACACATGCTCCTGCCAAATATCCACTTCTTCCTAATACAAATCTATCTGAATTTGTTCTTCTTTCTGTATAGATATCCCATCCATCAAAACCTCCTTGGAGAACCATAGTAAATTTACGTGAGAATAATCTATAATATGGGTTTGTTTCAGATGTTGGTTCTGAATTGAAAGATGCGACACCACAGTCAAATGCTTGATTACCTGATGTCACTAAACCTCCATAATTAGGATTAAGTTGTGAAATTGTAATAGCGGTAGCTCCACTATCCATGTGGAAACCTTTAGAAAGATATGCCCAATCAGAACCAGTTGTCGCATCACAGAAATCACTTACAGGGTTTTGTTTTCCCTTGTAAATCAATAATGATTCATCAACACCAAACTGACTTGAAAAACCTAAATAACTTCTTCTAACATTATCACCTGAACTTTGGGTGTCATTATTAGTTCCTGCGGAATTACCAAAAGGAGGGTCATATATTGTCTCACCTGGAATATAGTATTTAGTCTTATAAACAGGGTAAGATGGTGACGCTGAAGGATATTCTCTATTGATGTATCCCTCAAATCCACAAGGTAATGCGTCAATTGGTGCATCCATATTAACTTCTAACATGATATATTTAGAATTTAATTGGAATTCTCCATCAGACGTACCAATTTTTTTAGCGATATAATTATTCAAACCTGGGTCCATACTACAGTTTGAGAATTTTTCAACTACAACAGGATTACTATCGGTATCATAAAAATCTCTAACCACAACATCAAATGTTCCATTTGTAAACGAAATATTCGCAATTGTAACTTTTACTTGAGTATTTGAATTATTACCATCGGCAATTGTAAAAAATTTAAATAATTCATACACTTTATTACCTCTTAATTCTGATACTACCCAAGGAGACTCAGCACTTTGATATTGTTCCAAATACCATCCTAAAGAATCGGCTGTCAAATCTCTAGCTTTACTTGTAGTATCTAATGTACAATTTAATCCTCTAATGTAACCTTTGTTATATGCATAATTTAACAAAGTAGAATAAGTTTCTTCAACAAATAATGGGAAAGTTGTTCTTGGTTTTCCAAAATTTGAAACTCCAAGCACTTTTGAAATGTAGTTTGGACTTGTCTCAAGTAAGTTAACTTCATAAGTGAAGTTTGTATTTTCAATAGTAACTCCCGACAACAAGAAAGTTGTAAACGGATTTTTAGTAACACCTGAATACGCTCCTGAACAAATCATATTTAAATTAGAAGTTCCTGATACCTGATAAACTGGACCCGCATCATTAGCGTAATCAGCTAATCCTCTTGAGCGAAGGGTTGTTACAACAATATTATTATAATTTGAAAAAGCAGTACCTGTTAATGTATAGTAAGTACCTGATACACTTCCTGAGAATTGCCCTGAAGAATTACCAGATAAAGACCTAACTGCCCCATTGAACGAATAACCTGAGTATGAATTACCTGTAGTTAAATCAAAATTTGAATAAAACCATGGGTCGTTATTCGCGTTACATGTAATTGCCGATAAACTAGTTACTCCAAATTCGTTAGTTATTCCAGTATAAATGGATGCAAATGTTACATACTCACTTGAAGGGATAGTACCCCAAACACTCGCAGTATATGCTGAAGATGCTGGCGTTCTCATAATGTTTAACAACAAGGATTTAACATCGTCTGAAATTGTTGACGTTCCTCCGTTAAATGTTGTATAATTTTCAGTAAAATTAGCGTTAATTACTGAAGGAGGGTTACTCAAAAACGAAATTGTAGATGTTGAAGCAGTAGTTCCTATAAATGTAAATGAGTAGTTAACTGATGTATTATTGAATCCAACAGTATTACAATCAACATTTGCAACAGTACTGATAGACCACGAAGGCCCCGCATCATAACCCGATAATCCTAATACACGAGTTACAAAAAGTTGATTAGATTGTTGTAGGTAAGATTTCGCAATATATGCGGCCTCATACTTAGGTATTTGTGTGTTCACAAATTTTTCAGGTGTTGTTCCACCAAAGTAAAGTTGGAATTCATCGTAATTTGTGATGAAAATCGGCTCAAAGGCGGGACCTTTAACCGTTTCCCCAACAATACCTAAAGTAGTTACACCGACATTTTGAGACACAAAACTCAAATCTCTTTCAGATGTATACACACCCGGAGAAACGTAAACTGTGTTTGATTTAGCCATTTAATGTAAGTTTTTTTATAATTTATTTTTATATAAATACTTTCAGGTTTTTCAAAAAACTTTACATAATTTAATCTATTTATAATTTGGTATGAATTTTTTCTACTTTTTTATCCTATGAAAATTAAAAATTTAAAAATATCAGAATATCATCATGATTTATTAAAAAAACATTGCGATAAACACGGTCTTAAAATAAATAAGTTTGTTGAAATGTTAATTAAAAAAAACTGTACAAATAAAAATGATATTTACGGAGAGTAATTAAATTAACTCAATCGCCAAATTCATTTGTGAAGACTCACCAATAGTAAGTTTTTGTATATCAATCTGTAATGTGTCCCCGTTATTAACTTGAATTATTGTTGAATTTGAACCATAAAATAATCCATTAATATATACGTAATAACTTGTTATATTAATTTTAGATTCAACTGTTAAATTTGCAGTATACTTTAATTGTTGGGAAGTGGACACCTCATTATTTTCAAAATTAAATACAAAACTTGGTGACGGTAAAGTTTCATTTTTAATCTTCTTAGATTTCACTTTTTTTGTGTCCGTTTCAATTAACTGTAATACTCTATTAACTGCCGGTTTAACCTCAAATTCATCCTCGTCAATTAAAAATCCCATTAGTGTAAAGCCATAACTTTGTATATAATACCTTCTTTTTTCTATATCCATAACTGATTCATCTGAAATTTCATTCATAATAATCGGTATATAGTGACCTTTTACATTTGTGTAAGCCTGACGAGACGAAAATTTTTCAATTACTTTTTTATTAAACTTATTAAGTTCTCTCATTCGATTACAAACTATTTTAACTGAGTATGTAATGTCTACAGGTACAGGTTGTGGGATAGTGTAAACATCGTACCCTTTTCTTTCTCCGTCCCATGTTGGAACTGATGCGTAATAATATTGTCTTCTGTTTGGTATGGTCCATAAAAGAGAAGGTAAAGAACCGTACTTCACTTCAGGGTTTCTAATTGTTGTGACAAAGGGGGGTTCAGGATTCTTATCAAGATTTTGAAACTCCCATGTCTTTGTAAAATTTGACCAATTTTGAGTTGTCATGATTATGTCAATAACAGGAATCTTTTGACCTTCAGAAATTGTCTCCAAATCATTTTTAACAAAATCTAAAAAACCCCTGTCTAAATCTTCATGTAATATAGATTTTGGTAAAAATGTTCCATGCTCATTAATCATATCAAGCATTTCTATTCTACGAGGTAATCCTTCTTTTTTAGGAATTAGATTAATATCTTTTTTTATTTTTTTTGGTAAACCCATTTTATAAACCATTAAATTCGTTAGGTCCTACTGCGGATGCCATCATAGTCCTGTAAAAAGGTTTGTAACCCGCATAAGTATGTTTATTATCGGAAGTAACCCTACCGTCATTATTAATTACATAGTATCTAACTCTATTTTCTTTTTCATAATACCCAATGTAGTCACCATAATCAATATCAATACCGAGTTCATCTAACTGTTTTTGATAAACCGATATTCTCATATTACCAGGTTCAAATTGATTAATCTTACTGTTACCAATATTTTTGTTTTCAGGAGCCATCACCTGTACGTAAGCTTTAAATTCAACAGGAGGTAAAAATTTAATACCATTCTTTAACGCCTCTCCATAGACATCATCTAAATCAGTTTTTCTTTTGTCGACTTTATATAATACTAATGTAAAGTTCATGTCCCCTTCTAGCCATTCTCTCCCCATACCGACATCTAAACTAAAATCTTCAGCTCCAAAAAATTTTCCTAACCTTGTTATTGGTACATTTCTCTGTGACATATTGATAAATATCTTTATTTTACTTATTATTAGACATAATGGAAAGTTGATAGATTGGAAAACAATTTACAAAATATTAGTATTGAACAAAAAGCTCTCAGTATTTTAGAAAAATACGAAGGGTCAAATAACTATATTTTAAAAATAAAAAAACAGTGCGAGTCTAACAAAAAACATATCCCAACGAGGTCTCAGTGTGAGTATGTTATAAATTATTCAAACACAACACCTAAAGTTGCGAAAAAATGGGTTGATATTGATTCTTACTTTTCAAAAAAACTTGTTGAAGATAACCCATTCATTAAAGAACCTGATAAAATTTACGTTGAGAAAATTTTAATTGATAAAGATAAATCATACCATATTTGGGGTAAGGTACATAGTGGTGAAACTATTCACGATTTTTGGGTCCCAAAAGCCGCAATAGTAAAACAGTATAAAGAAAATTTTGTTGAAGTTGATTATTCTAAATATGGTAATCGACCTCCATTATCTCATCAAAAAGAAGCAATTGAGAAACTTTTAAAAAACGACAAGTTTATTTTGGCCGATGATATGGGTTTAGGTAAAACCACATCAACAGTAATTGCTAGTTTAGAAAGTGGAGCAAAAAAAGTTTTGATTATTTGTCCAGCATCTTTAAAAATAAATTGGGAAAGAGAAATTCGTAATTATACTGAAAAAAGTGTTTATATCTGTGAAGGTAAAAAGTTTGAGGATTCAGATTATATTATCGCAAATTATGACATTTTAAAAAATTTCCACGACCCAAAAGACAAAGAAAATTCATTAATATTAAAATCTAATTTTGATTTAATTATTATTGATGAAGCACACTATGTTTCTAATGCTCAGGCTCAAAGGACAAAAATTATAATGGATTTAACCAAGAGTATTAATAAACTTTGGTTATTAACAGGTACTCCGATGACATCAAGACCGATGAACTATTATAATCTTTTAAAATTAATAGATAGTCCTGTTAGTCAAAATTGGATGGCGTATGCTATTCGATATTGTAATGGATATCAATTTAGGGTTGGCAGTAAAAAAGTTTGGAACGTTACAGGAGCTTCAAATTTAGAAGAACTTAGAGAGAGAACTTCTCGTCAAATTTTAAGAAGGTTAAAAACTGATGTTTTAGATTTACCTGAAAAAATTATGACTCCCGTTTATCTAAGATTAAAATCAAAATTTTATGAAGGGTTAATGGGTGAGTATTATGATTGGTATAATAATAGACAAGAAGAATCTAAATCACTTTCAATACAATTTACAAAATTAATGAAAGTAAGACAAGTTATCGCCGAAGAAAAAATATCCACAACAATTGAGTTAGCTGAAAATATTTTAGAACAAGGTAAAAAAGTCATAATTTTTAGTAATTTTACCGAGCCTTTAAAAAAAATACATGAACATTTTGGTAAAAAATCTGTGTACTTAGATGGGTCAACTACAAAACCTGCAAGACAGGATGCTGTGGATAAATTCCAAGAAAGTGACAAAATCCAAGTTTTTTGTGGTAATATGAAAGCTGCGGGGGTTGGTTTAACTTTAACCGCTGCTGAGGCAGTGATTATGAATGATTTGTCATTTGTACCTGCAGACCACTCACAAGCGGAAGATAGAGCTTATCGATATGGACAAAAAAATTCAGTATCAGTTTATTACCCAATTTTTGAAAATACAATTGAAGGGGTAATCTACGATATATTAGATAGTAAGAAAAAAATAATAGGGACTGTAATGGGTGACGACGGTACATCCTCAGATATTGTTGAACAAATACTTAACGAAATCAATAATAAGTAAGTATTTATTATTGATGAAATCATTAAATTTATTATCAGAATCTTTACATAAAAAAATAACAGGTGAGATTGTCTTACCTGAAACAAAATATTTTATAAATGAAATGAAAACCATAGGTATTGATAAGTTACCTTATGGATATGCGTCATTACGTAGATTTATTGACCCTGAAACTATGAAGTTTCATTATCAAAAACACTACAAAGGTTACGTAAAAAAATTAAATTCGGCATTAAGAAAAAAAGATTACGGGGACGTTGAGCTAGAAAAAATTGTTAGACAAATTTCAAAATACAATACAATAATCAGAAATAATGCTGGTGGAGCGTTTAACCACGCATTATTTTGGAAGATGTTATCCCCGACACCTCAAAAACCATTCGGTGAGATTTTAGAAAAAATAAAAAAAGATTTTGGTTCATATAGAGAATTCAAAGAAAGATTTGAATCTGTTGCAAAAAACAGATTTGGTTCAGGGTGGGTTTGGTTAGTAATTACAAAAAGTGGTAAGTTAAAAGTAATGTCTACTCAAAATCAAGACAATCCACTAATGAATATATTTGACAGAGGTGGATTTCCAATATTAGCGTTAGATTTATGGGAACATGCTTATTATCTAAAATACCAAAACAAAAGAGATGAATACATTATAAATTTTTGGGATGCTATTAATTGGAAGTTTATAAATGAACTTTATTTATCTAAAACTAAAAAGTCAGATTGATATTTATAAATAAAAACTATGGCAGTAATTGAAGAACCACAAAGAAGTGATTTATATACTAAAGTACGTCACGTACTTGGAGCACCTTTACGTTCTATAGAACTTGAGGATGAACAAATGGATACCCTATTAGAATTCGCGATAGGTGATTATTCACAATACGTACAAAATTTTTTGATTGAGTCTCAATGGGCTCAATTATGGGGATTAAACTTAGACACCCAATCATTATCAAGAGCATTTGTTACTAAAGATTTTAATTTAGAACAAAGATATTCATACGCATATTCTAAAATTGTTGGTTTACAAGCGGGTGGAGATGATGTATTAAAAAAAGATTATATACAGTTATCTCCCGGACAACAAATTTATGAAATTCCTGCCAATAGAGAAATTAATGAATTACTTTGGTTTACACCGGCTGAATTAACTAATATGTTATTTGACCCATGGAGTTTTGGAGCTTTAGGTGGTGTTGGTTTGGGTGGACCTGGGGGGTATTCTCAAATGGGATATTCAGGTTCATATTTTATGATGCCAGCATTTGATATGTTATTAAGAATGCAGGAAATTAATATTCAAAGAAGAATTATTGCAGGTGATTTAACTTATAGAATAACAGCTTTACCTGAAGGTAAAAAGGCGGTACATTTAATGCAAACTCCTGGAGGTAAATTTGATTTTGGTAACGCTACCTTAATGAGAGGTAAAGTATGGTATTGGTATTATGATGTCGGTCCGGCAGATAGGGATAAATGTCTTAAACAAAATCCAGACATTATCAGATTACCATCAGATGTTCCTCAAGATGACATGTCTTGGGTGGATTTAAATAATCCCGCAAAACAATGGGTTAGAAGATATTTTATTTCTAGTTGTAAAGAAACTTTATCAAAAGTCAGAGGAAAATATTCAGGTAACTTAAAAACACCTGACTCTGAATTGACAATGGATTATACTTCTTTAGCTACTGAAGGAAAAGATGAAAAATTAAAATTAATTGAAGAATTAATTGGTGCTGAAGGTATTTTAACAAGATTAAAACCTGACAAAGTGATGGAAAGGGAAGCGTTAACTGCTGAAAATTTAAACAAACAAATGAAGTTTAGAGCTTTCCCAAGACAAATATATGTAATTTAATTTATGGGAACTTTAAAAACACAACCTGAAAAGAGAATAATTAACGGAGTTGAAAAATTAGTGTCAACAAAAGTAATAACTAACGAACCTGAATACACACCTAGTGGTGAGTTTTTAGTTATAACTGCAGATTCCGACCAAGTTTTAATTAGATTAAATTCTAATCTATGTGACCACGTAATTATTAAAGCTTTAACTGAAACCAAAATTGTACCCGATATGTACAAAATCGATAGAGAATACGACGATATGGTTATAGGGAAAGGTGCCAGTGTTGAATTATGTTTTGTTTTCAACACATGGTACATTATTTCATCTGATGGTGTAAAAGATTAATATTACACCATTTCTTCCCACCCTTCTTCAGCAAGTTCATAAATGTATTCAGGGTCAACTCCTCGTTTTTCCCAATATATCTTTTCTTGTTCAGTAATAGTTAACAAGTCCTCAATACTATCTTGGTCACTTGGTTCAAATGGAACACCGTTAATTAGTTTACATTGTTCTTTGGTAAACAAACCTCTGTCTTTAGGGTCAGTAATAATTAAATTATTTCTAACTTCTTCACCAAATACAATCAACAATGGTTCAATTCTCTTATTGAATGTAACAACCGCTCTTGCCACGTTATATTCTCCCGTCATATTAGGATTTGACTCCAATTCAGATGGGTTAAGACGATAACAATTAAGTTTTACATACGATTCAACCATTTCACGAGGTATTTTACCATATCCTTCCATCATATTATCC